AAAGGTCTCCGCAGTACTGCGCCGTGGCGAGAAGCTCAACGCAGTGCCCCGCATAAAGCTGTCCACGATCCACGGTACGAAAGGCGGAGAGGCGGACAACGTGGTACTGGTCACGGACCTGACAATGGCGGCGATGGAGAACGATGACGATGACCTTCACCGGTTGTTTTACGTTGCGGTAACCCGCACCAAGGAAAACCTGTTTCTCATTGACCCTGAAGATTATGCGCGGAGCTACCCGCTGTGAAGGAAAACCAACTGGAACAAAAGTGTTCCTCCTGCCACTCCTCAGACACATCTGAAGTAATCGATGCGGAAGGTAACCTGAGACAAGGCTGGCTTTGCAAAAAGTGTGGCGAGTTTACCAAGGCCATTGGGCGCGAACGAATTTGGAAAGCGGACAAAACTTTAATAAAGGAGAGATTATGAGCGATGACGGATCAATGATGCAGTTCCCGCTGATCGTGCCTCAGTCTGACTGGATGCCACCAGAGTTTCCACTGCCAGAGGAGCTGTTCTCTGATGACACCAAGGAGATAAGCGTCGACGTTGAGACCTGCGACCCCAACCTGAAAGAACTGGGCCCGGGCTGGGCCCGGGGCGACGGATACATAGTAGGGTTCTGCTTTGCCGTGAAGGGGTTCAAATGCTACCTCCCTGTAAAGCACAGGGGCGGTGGCAACATGGACGATCGCCTTGTGCGAAAAGTCGTACAGCGCATCCTCAACACTCCCGCAGACAAGGTCCTTTTCAATGCACAGTACGACATCGGTTGGCTCCGGTATGAGGGCTTTACCATCAAAGGAAAAATCAAAGACGCCATGGTTGCCGCGTCCCTGATCGATGAGAACCGGTTCAGCTACTCACTCAATGCCCTCGCCTACGACTACCTGAACAAAGCCAAGTCAGAGAAGGGCCTTGTTGAAGCGGCCAAAGCATTCGGCGTCGACCCCAAAGCAGAGCTTTGGAAACTGCCTGCCTGCTACGTGGGCCCGTATGCCGAGACAGATCCGGAGCTGACGCTGGAGCTTTACCATGCGCTGAAGGTGGTCCTTGAGAAGAACAACATAGATATCCTGTTTGACCTTGAGATGGATCTTCTGCCCATCCTCGTAAATATGACCCTGCGCGGAATACGGATCGACGTAGACAAGGCAGAGAAGGTGAAGCAAGAGCTCTTGGGCAAGGAGAAAAAATACAACGCGAGGCTCAAGGAGCTTGCTGGCTTCAAGGTTGACATCTGGAGCGCGGACCTGATCGCCAAGGCAATGGACAAGCTGGGTATGACCTATCCGCATACGAACAAAGGAAAGGCCAGCTTTACCAAAGACTGGCTCAATGAGCATACCGAAGAATTCCCGCAGCTGATCGCCAAGTCACGGTCCGTGAATAAAGCTTACTCCAACTTCATCGACGGCATAATGAAGTACGTCACCAAAGACGGCCGCGTACACTCGCACATCAATCAAGTACGGTCCGATGACAAAGGTACGGTATCTGGACGATTCGCGATAAATTCGCCAGCGATGCAGACCATGCCAGCACGGGGCCCGTACCTCGGACCGATGTTCACGAGCCTTTTCTTGCCAGAAGAGGGCGAGTTATGGGCGTCGATCGACTTCTCGCAGCAGGAGCCGCGGATCTTGGTTCACTATGCCAAGATTTTCTCTGATTATTTGAAGGTCGAATTGCCCGGTGTTGCGGAGTTTCTTGAGCAGTACCGGAACAACCCAGCAACGGACTTCCATCAAATGGTCGCGGACATGGCGGGGATACCTAGAAAGCAGGCGAAGACCATAAATCTTGCACTTATTTATGGGATGGGGAAGGCTGCTTTGGCCCTTCAGCTAGAACTTTCGGAGGATGCTTCGGGTGAGCTAGTCAATCAATACCACGACAGGGTTCCGTTTGTTAAGCGACTGACCCAAGGCGTACAGAAGCATCTCGAGGATCCGCGGTCCAAGGGCATCGTGCGGAGCCTGCTGGGCCGTACCTGCCACTTTGATATGTATGAGCCATCTTCGTATGGGTCCCACAAGGCAATGCCTCACGACGAAGCTGTGCAGCACTACGGGCCGCACACACGACTCAAGCGGGCCTACACCTATCGGGGCTTGAACAGGATCATTCAGGCATCCGCCGCAGACATGACCAAGAAGGCCATGGTTGATTGCTTTGTTGCAAAAGGGAAGATTCCCTTGCTGCAGATGCATGATGAGCTGGTCTTCTCGATCAAGAATGTTGAGGAAGCATTGGGGTTACGAGAGATCATGGAGGCCGCGTTACCTCTAGAAATCCCTAACAAAACAGACATCGAGATAGGCCCTAACTGGGGCGAATTGGTTGAAATTTAATCCACCTATGATATACTCCCATACATGAACGGAAAGGAGTGGCCTTGTGAGTGAAAAAGATCAACCAGTAAAACCAAAGCGGAAGTGGAAAAATATGGATGCCGAAAGATGGAAGTCCATCATCGTTGACAGGAAGACCTACGACGAAATTTGTGTCATCAAAGATGTTGAAGGCCGAACCTTGTCGGGGCAGGTCCGCTTGATCTTCCAAGACTGGAAGATCAGAAACCTATCCTTGAAGGATGTGGCCTTTGTGGATAGCCGGGTGGAGGAGATGAGAGCGCAAGCAAAAGCGGACAAGGCCAGCTAACCCCTGTCACACTCTTCGCTCGCGGTAAATCCAGTCCCTGATGGTATCGATAGGGATCCCAAACTTCCTCGAAATCCATGACAGCGACCGCTCTTCCTCAAACCGCGAATGGCGGACCTCTTCCACAACCTTCTGATCATACTTCTGTTTCGGGTGGGGCTTCTTTGCTACCGTCTTGGACATCTAGGCAACTCCTCTAGTGAACTTATACGCACACTATATAGTTAGATAATGTGGTTGTACAGTGATTATTCTTATGCTCTAATCATGTGCAAGGGTGCCTGCACCCCATAAACCCTAAATACGAGGTAAAAAACGCCATGAAAAACAACGAGTCATACGGGGACGAAGATTTTTTAGAACCCCACTCGCGCTACGAGCCAGACGAAGACCAAGCGCACGACGACTACGTCGATCGCGTGTTTGAATACGACCTCAAATGCGTCACTGAAGCCCTGAACGATGGCTTCTTCACCCAGCAAGATCTCCTCCGAAAAATGACCGCGCTCCTAGCAAAAGCCCGAAGAGAAGGAAACTACCCCTATGTATGAGTATAACTGCCAAGTGCTGCGCATCGTCGACGGCGATACTATCGAAGTCAACATCGAGCTGGGGTTCGACATAACCCTGCAACGCCAAAAAGTGCGCTTGTATGGGCTCGATACCGCCGAATCACGGACCAAGAACAAGTTTGAGAACTGGGTTGGGGAGTTCACTTCCGCCGCTTTGCGGGACTGGGTGTCCGGCCACAGTGCTGCCACCCTACACTCACGCGAGTTCGCTCGAGAAAAATACGGACGCATCCTTGGGGACATTAATTTCTATGATCCTCGGGGAGAGTTTCGCTCATGGTCTACACTTATGCGGGACTCTGGGCTAGCTGTTTCTAACGGCTGGACCAAAGAACACAAAAAACGCTACTGGGACCTGATGTACAATCGCCTGTTTGCTACAGATGCTCTCGATCGAAGTCCCTGGGGGTACTCCTCCAAACATATATACGTCCCCAACAACTTCATCTGGCCCTCGGAGGATGAGATTCGAGTGCTTATTGACGAGTCTGCCGACAAGGACTAAGGTGAAGAAAGTAATCGCAAAGAAACGTGGTCGTCCCGCAAAGTGGAGGTGTTAAATGAAAGGTCTGTATGCAAACATTGCAGCGAAAAAAAAACGTATAAAAGAGGGTTCTGGAGAAAAAATGCGACAGGTTGGATCAAAAGGATCTCCAACCGCAAAGGCATTTAAAAAATCTGCTAAGACTGCAAAGGCAAAAAACAAATAATGGCTAAGTCTCCTGCTTGGACTCGAAAAGAAGGAAAAAACCCAAAGGGCGGGCTAAATGCCAAGGGCCGGGCTAGCTATAATAAGGCAAACCCGGGCAAACCCGGGTTAAAGCCTCCGGCACCGAAACCTAAAACGGACAAAGACGCGGCTAGGCGCAAGTCGTTTTGTGCCAGAATGTCGGGGATGAAAGCCAAAAACACTAGCGCCAAGACTGCCAAAGACCCAAACAGCAGGATAAATAAGAGCCTTCGGGCTTGGAATTGTTGAGGTAGTTATGCCT